GAGCGGTGATACCACTCAGGTCAATCAGCACGGCGTTGATGATTTCGGTCATCCGGCCCGCCGTGAGCTTGAGCTTGTGGATTCTGTCATACCCGATGGCGTCAATGGCGATCTCGATGCGTTCCCCTGCCAGCATCGCCATAGAAATGAACTCATCCAGCCACGCGCTAAAGCCCGCCGCGCTGCCACCCGAGCCACTGTAGGAGGCCAGCTTGCCCATCGCCCCCGCCACCTCGCCAATGCCTTTAGCCATGTCCTTAAAGGCAGAAGCGACGTTTTTCATGGCGGCGGCTTGCGGCCCGCTCAGTGTGCGCGCAAAGTCGAGCATCCGATCTACCACCGGGCCCAACGCCGCGGCGATACCCACCAGGCCGTTCTCCATTGGCGTGGGCGAGCCGGGCGTCAGCCATGCGGGGAGCTTCAAATTGTTGAGCTTGTCAGCCAGGCCGCCTAACCAGCCTGTGACCTTTTCGATGGCCTTTACTAGTCCACCGCCGATCACGTCTGCCGCTTTGCTCAACCATTCGTGCGCTTTTTCCAGCGGGGGTTGTAGCTTCTCCCACCAGCCCTTGAGCACGTCTAGCGCCTCAGAGAGCTTTACCGAGAGCCAGTCCCATAGGGTAGTGAGTGTGGGGATTAGCGTGTTGCTGATCCATTCCCACACCGTTTGAATTGCTGGCAGCAGTACATTCTCCCACAGTCCCGCCAGGGCCGTCAGCGCCAGGCCCACCACAGCCTCCAACACGCGCCCGATTTCGATGAACAAGGGAATGAGGTTGGTTTGAATCCACGACCAGACGTTCGTGATCGCCGGCAGCAGGGTATTGGTCCAGAAGCCCGTCACCGTCTCGATGGCGGCGGGGATATTAGTCGCCAGCCAGTTCCAAATGTCCGTAAGCGTGGGAATTAGTGTTCCTGTAATCCAGCCCGCCACCGCCTGGATCGCTGGTAGCAGCGTGCCCGTCCAGAAGGCGGACAGAGCCGCCAGCGCAATAGGGATATTGACCTGTAGCCATGTCGCCAGCAGGGTAAAGATCGGCTGAAGCGTGCTAGTCCACAGGTCGGTGAGGTAGGTACGAATGCCACCCCAGTCGTTCATCCATGCGGCGGCAAGCAGCGCCACGGCGGCAGCGACGGCAGCGACTATGCCAATAATCGGGAGCATCGGCACCATCGCAGCCCAGGCAGCAGCAGCCCATGCAACGAAAGCGGCCACCACGACCACGCCAATCACGACGGCCAGGCCCTTGAATATGGTAGACCATCCACCGATCTTGGATACGAATGTGTCAATTTGAGTGGCGATCCCTATGATCTCTTGAGCACGTTCAGGGCCGAAAGCCGAAAACAGTGCGCCCTTTATGTCGCCAGCCAGTAATTTAGTGCCAACGTCAGCGGCCTTGGTAGCCACTTCGCCTATCTTTTCGGACAGGCTTGTAACGGCGGCCTGTACCTCTGGTTTGTTCAGTGCCGTGGTGATGGCCTGCCCCGCCGTGGTCAGCGCGGGCAACAGTGCGCCGCCGATGGTCTCTTTGAGATTTCCCATCGTCGTCTGCCATTTGTCCATGGCGCCCGCGGCGGTGTTGCCATACGCCTCGGCCTGGCCCGCGAACTTGCCCTGCATAGCGGTAAGGGCCTCTTGAGCCGTGGCCCCCTCTTCGAGCACAATGCCGTATCGCCCCAGAATGCCGACGTTGCCCGCGCTTACCTTGCCCACAATCTCGGAGGCGCTGGCCAAATCTATGCCTTTAGCGCGTGCCAGGTCTTGCGCCAGAGGCATTAGCTCAAGCGCCTTGGTATAATCGCCCGTGGCATTGGTCAAGCGGCTGATAGCCTCGCGCCCCGCGCCGTCGTCTAGTGCCGTGCGCGTAAGCTCGGTGGCAAGATATTTCTCTATGGCGTCGTTAGCCACGCCCCAGTCGGCACCCGTGGCTTTGACGGACGCGCCAAGCTGGGCAATGCCCTCTTGCTCGGCCATAGCCGCCTTGGCCGAATCAATCAGCCCGGCGGTCAAAGCCACCGTGCCAGCCGTCAGCCCGGCCATGCCCACAAGCACGGCCTTTTTGCCGATGCTTGCAATGGATGAACCTAGCTTGCTCCACCCGCCGGAGGCTTGCTTGCTGGCCTTTTCGACCTTATCGGCCAGTTTCGCGGCCTCATCGCCGGCCTGGGCGACGCCCTTGGAGTAGCCGGACTTGTCTATCCCTAGTTTGGCGGCCATGCTTAGGAGCGTTGCCATTCCTCGTCCTTTGCCATCCATCCGTTAAAGGCGGCCAGAATCTTGCGCTCTAGGGCGTCGCTATCATCCTCTTCGTCATCGGCGGCCATGCGATAGAGCATAAAATCCTCTAGCTCGTAGGGCTTGTGCTTACGCTTGCTGTCTCGGTTCACGTTCGCCAGCACCATCGCAATCAGCGCCGCCCGCCGATCCTCACGTTCCGGCCCCAGCGGGCCGACGATTGCCTGATAGGCCAGCCACTCGCTGAACTCGTGCGAATCAACCCGCGCCTGCGCCTCTGCGACCGGACACCCGAACGTGTAGGCTAGATCGAACCAGAATCGTCGCTCTGGTCGCTCTCGGAGTTTTTTGTCATTTCCTCAATATCGTCTTCGCTGAGGCCGGACAGACGGGATGCAACCTCGGCAACGCGAGTCAGGGCCGCCGCGCTCTTGGCGCCCAACCATTCCACGTCGGCATGGGCAAAGAGCCGCTTGCCGGTTTCGTCCACCACGGATAGCGCCACGAGCTTGGCCCGGTATTGCGCCAGATTGACAGAGCGCTTTTTGCCTTTGACCTCTACAATGCTGTTCTCGAAGTCGTCACGCTCTTTGCCTGTCAACCCCCGCACCAGCACGGAACCGCCCCACTCAGGCACATCCACCGTCTCGGTAACGATGTCGGATACGCCCATGATCTGCTCACGACTCAGAAACGGCATGATCTCTCCCCCTCCAAAGTATGTAGAACGGGCGGGCCGCGTTGACCCGCCCTGCTAAACTAGAGCGTCCACAAGCCCGACGGCTGAAGCGTGATGTCTGCCGTCAGTACGCCCGCCACTTCGGCGGTGTATTCATAGTTCGTCACGATGGCCGGGCCGGTCAGCGTTTTTGTGCTGGACGGCAGGACAATCTGGAAGTTGTGTGGCAACTTGTCCCGCGCCGCAGCGGCCAGGCCGGTATGCTCATCGTGCGTGGCGTTGGTCGGAATCAGGTTGATGGCAAAGCTGATTTCTCCGGTGTCAATCAGCGTAGCGATACGCTCCATGTGCCCAGACGGGCTATCATGGCTCGTTACCTCTTCAGTCTCGGTCACCCAGGAGGGGCCGCTGATGTCGCGGACTTCGGCCACCGTGGTAAAGGTCTCGGTTCCGGCGCCGTCACCCAGTTTCAGCAGCGTGCCCCATGCAGACTTGGCAGATGTAGTCATGTCGCTCCTTAGTAGCTCAGAATGGCCACGGTGACGGTAGACAGCGTGCTCGCCTGCACCAGCACCTTGCCTTTGTTGGTTCCGCTGCTATAGTTGAAATAGGTCACGTCAAGCGGCCCGACCGCTCGCGTTTGACCGGCGCCGATGGTAAAGTTCAGGTCTTCCAGGCTAAAGCCGCTGATCGGCTCGTAGGGCGTGGTGATCGTCATGGCCACCGAAGTCGCGGCGCCGTTGATGAACCACAGCATCGTCTCGCCGTTGTTCGGGAATACAATGCCGTCGGTGCTCGTGATCGTCTGCATGGTCGGCGTCAGTGGTGTGGTAGACAGAGTTTGGACTGTCTTACTTTGCGCCACCGCGCCGACGGGCTGCACCGCGTAGGGCGTCGCCAGGGCGATCACCGCTACGAACAGCGCCAGCGTCGCCAGGAAGCTCAGACTTAGAATCAGTTTCCGTCGAAAGGTCAACATGCTTTTGCTCCTTGTGAATCTCTCGCCCCGATGCGTCCGCTATCAGGATCGGGCTGCGCGGCGGCCCGTGCGTCGCCTGCCAGTGCTCGATTACTACCTGTTCGTCGAGGCTCGAAAAGGGGCACTCGGCGCATTCGTAGTTTGGCAGCCCATGCCACTCAGAAACCGTGTAAACTTTCATCAGGCCTCCACGTACCACACGGCAAAGTCCAGTGATTGCCGATATAGCCCTGTTTCAGAATCAAGGCCGTCGCGTTGATCCATCAGTTGCGCCGGTTGCCCGAACACCTGATGCCACTTGCCCATTGCCGTAATGACACTGGCCGCCAGCGCTTCGGCCTCTAGTTGCGTCTCGGCCCAACAATCGAGTTGGTAGCGCGGGTGAATCAACTTGGATAGCCCATCGTGGCTGTACTCGGGCGGCGTCGAGATGCGCTGATAGGTCAGGGCCGGGAGGGTCACGCCCTGCGGCAATCGCCCCGCCGGATACACGCGGGCAACATTGCCCCAGGATGCGTCTGTCAGGAACCATTTCAGGTCGGTGCTCAGACTCATGTTGCCGCCTTGCGTATCGCGCCGATGATGGCCGCTTCGATGGCGTCTCTATCCTCATCTAGCGTCGGGCGCCCGTATGGGCGGGCCTCCATCTTGGAGGTGCCAAACTCTAGAGATTCGGAATAGTCTAGAGGCGATCCCGTTTGCGTCTCGGCATAGTCCGGGCGCCGCGCCGTTACGATGGTCTGGATGCTGTTAGCCAGCGCGCCCGTGTCGGTAGCCGGCGGCTCGCCTGGAGCCGACGCGACGTGCTCTTTTCCGCCGCGCTTATAGACGTGCCCGGACTTGCCGCCCTGCATGATCCGGCGTTTCATGCCCGCTTGGATGACCAAGCCGCCGCCTTGCGCCCCGCGTTCTAGTGCACCTTGCGTTTGCCCGTTGAGCTTATCAAAGGCGGCGCGTATCCCGCGAGCGTCCAGAGAAAACTCTACCTTGTCGCTCATTCGCTTACCGCCTTCAGCAGCAGCACCAGTCCGCTCGGGCCGCGCAACGGCTGGCCTTCGATGGCGAACGTGAGCGGCGTTGCCAGTAGCGCGCCATAGCGATGCGTGAGCCGTATCTTGTCGCGGTAGTCCATCGTGGCCGTTATCGCCAGCCGCAACCTCGCGTCATAGCTGAGTACCGTCATGTCCGGGCGGCGCGCTTCGATGCTGCTGCGTGGCTCAAAGCCGCACGCCAGCGTCACGCCGTCTGTCCAGGTTGGGATCATCTGGCCCGCCGCGTCAGCCGCTTCGCTGAACACGCATCGCACGCAGGTGTCCATCAGTGAAGACACCTGCGTTGCTTGCATCCGGGTTAGCTCAGTCGTCTGTAAGGCTCTCATGCTATGCCAACCATGCCGGGCGGTTATCCAGTGCGTTGCCCTCGTCCGGCCACGCGACCTGTTTGATGGTGTGCGCCGAACGGCGAGCGCGATAGCTCCTGGCCCGCCGTTCGTATTGCTCTACTACCCTGCTGCGGCTAAACGAGGCGCCGTCGGCGCTATAGTCATAGTCCTGCGCAACGGTCGCGGCTTTTTCGTCCCACACATCAGCAGCGGCGGCGTTTAGATCGTAGGTCGGAACCCACCAGGTGTTTACATCCTGATGGGGCGGCGTCGTAGACATATCCCACGTGTACGGCTCTTCACCCAGTTCATCGAGCAGCGGATACCGCTCGATGTATTCGGCTATAGTTGTATTGTCGTAGGTTGTGCTGTCCGCCTCTGCCACCATGCGCCGCAAGCGCATGATCTGTTCCGCCGTCGCTGCCATGTTTCAGTCTCCTATGCCAAGCGGATGTACTTGACGAACAAGTCAGCCACCAGGCCGGTGCTCGCATAGGCCGCACTGGTCACGGTTAGATAGGACGTTGCGGCCCAGAGCAAACCATCCGGCGTAGTGGCGGCGGCCTCTGAAGCGGCGTTCTGCTCGATCACCCACCAGACAGTCCCGGCAGTCTGATTCATGGCAAACGCGCTCATCATGTCGCTGGCGTCCGCGCCCGACGTGGCGGTGATACCGATGTTGAACGTCGAGGCGGCGGTGGAAGCCGTCGAGATGTACAGATACGCCTCGGTGATCTGGAGCAGCACGCCTTCTGGGTTGAGCACCTGGCCCACAAGGCCCGCAGCGGTGGCGTTGCCCAGAATGTGAATCTTCAGCCAGCCCGTTTGGGCGGCGTCGGTGCTGATTGCGACAGTCATGTCATTGTCTCCTTATCAGAATCAGGGGCGCAGAGGCCGCCCCGTTCGTGTTACGACTCG